GACGCGAGGATAATGGGGAAGGATCTTCTCCACTCGCCGGTCCAACCACCGTGCGGTCTTCCAAAAACCACGGGAATACAAGTGGTTCCGGAGGGCCACAAGGCTCACCAAATCGGAGGAGTCTTGTCGTGATTCAGGGAAGCGGGAACGAACTCTTACTGGGGTAACATCTTCCCCGGCAAAGAAGTCGCCACCGCAACTCTCCCTGAAGTGCCCAGTCCAGAAGGACTTAGCACCGTTGACCTTCCACCCCATAAGGGTGAATGTCTCGATCACGAACGGGACACTGTCTACGGGGACAATGATATCATCTCCGTAGACGCGCACTGATCCGCGGTACCGACGAATGTCGGCCACGGATAGGTGTCGACCCGAACCCTGTGAAATGAGCATACGCTCAATCCCGATAAAGACACATGTGAGAAAACACATGGCCTCCACAGGAAAACACAGGGCTGATCCCATCGCGGCGAACTTACGGATAGGCATAACCCGTCCGTTAGGTAGCCGAGCGCAAGTAGAGCGCGTCGCTTCGAAAGCCTCCCTTACCCAAGGGTGGTATTCGACGAGAGCGAGTGCTTGCGACACTGAGACACGGTCACTCGCTTCACTCATATCGAGTGTAGCAAGCTTACCGGATGATGATCCGGTTCGAGCCATGTCCTGGTTGAGAGTTTGGTCAGTGAAACCAACCATACCGCCGATTAGGCGGTCCTCTTCCAGAAGGGATGCCAAAGGTTTGGCAACAGCCTGCTGCATGTATTGCAATGCAGTAGGCTCAGCCGCAATGATACGCGGCGCCTTCAGTGTTTTGGGAACGAGGATTACCCGCGAAGGTAATTCATCATCCTCGGAAGCAAAAGTAACACCCTCAGGGGGTAAACCCCTGTTGAGGGAAGCACGTCCAAATTCCGTGTAAGGAAAGACGTGCTCCAGGCGTTCGGGCCAATAGCTAAGATCGTATTTCGCGTTTCCGCGAAGGCGATCCGCCGTTGATCCGGGCCCATGTTTCGGCATGATGTTCCCGTCTGCGAGCTTTTGGCTCAAAGACGACAACACATCACCATAGAGAAGAGATGCGATACGACGGAAATCCGCAAGGAACTCCCAATCGTGGGTATCATCCCATTCTCCAGTTGCTTCATCAGCAGTGACAAAATCCTCAAGCGTCTTGACGTTGCGAGCATTGCTGCAAGGCAACTCCACCTTTCCGCAAAAAGCGGAAAGCTGCCGGATGGCAGAGATCGACTCGATTTGTCTGTCATTGATCGGTAAAACAGCACCATGTTCATCGAACACATGTGCAAGGAAACCTCCGA